CCATAATAACTAATTCAAAATCCATATTATATGGTACTGGCATAAATTGAGCACTTAAAGTTTTACCGTCTGTAGAATTATTTGTTTTTTTTAATTTTTGTATAGAATTTAATTTTCTACTCTGGTCATAAGATATGCCAGCAATCTCAAATCCTATTCTTGGAAGTGTCAACGCAATCTTTTTTGTTAAAGTTGGGTCTTCTCTAAGTCTTGTTAAAAACTTTTGTTTAGGGCCATATGCAAGTGGCACTTTCATACTCTGCACAGTTGCACCAGAACTATTTGTTCTTACAATATTAATATTGTTAAACATTGTTCCAAAGGCAACTACGACCTTTCTCATTGTTTCATGGTAAAATTGTTGTCCTAACATTATTTCTTCCCTATATCACCAAATGGATTTGATTCTGAGAAGTCAATAATATTATCATCTTCTTTCTCAAAGAAATCATTCATCGCATTTTCATCGACAGTATCAATTACAATTGCCTCTTGTATTATATAGTCACCAGTTTCAAGAAGTATAGATTCACCACCAGTTTCATCTTCACCAATAACATTATCAGTGCTGTCCTCTTGTTCTATATTTCCATCATCTGATTCTAAACCTATACCTTGATTAAATGTACCAGATTGTTCTAGTGTCATCTGGAACTGTAACAAGTCAAGAGAGTTGTCAGTTTCTATTGCATCTATTTCTGCAATACCAGTATCTAAATCCTCACCAGAATATTCAAAAGTTTTACACTTTAATTTAAAAGCTGGTAAATTATGTATTTGATAAAATGGGTCATCATGGTCTACAAAAGTAATTTCAAATATTTTACTTACTTTTGGAAAGTAAACTAAGTCACCCTCATTTGGTCTTGTTTTTATTATTAAATTAGAATCGTGTGAAACTAATTGTTCAAATCTTCTTCTTGATACTACAAATGTAACGTCTTCATTCATTTGTAAACCAAACTTGGACATGATTTCTTTTTCACCCTCATATCCCTCTACATTTTCAAAATACATTTCAATAAGATATGCATCACCAAATTTAGACAAAGTATCTTCTCCAAAGAGTTCATCTTCTTTGACTAATGTTCTGGGAATATAAAACACTTCTTGACCATAAATTTTCAACTGCTCTATCATTAAATCTTCATAGAGATGTTGTTCTGGTTTAGTGCCTGTATCGAAATATACGTTTGTTGGCATCAAATTATCCTATCATATAATTAGGTGGAAGTTCATATGCGAGTTGAATTTGTTCTTCTAACTTTTCTATGTCTGCCTGTGCCTCCTCAAAGATTTTTGCACCATTGAGAGTTACACCACCTAACATTTGAACACCCTCAAACTTAGAAAGGTTTGCACCCCATTGTCTTTTTATCAGTGCAGTTGCGTATCTTTTTAAGTAAATATCATCATAGATATCTGTGTATGTATCTGGATTTAATTTTCTATAAGCTTCAATAATTAAAAACTCACCAACTGCTAAATCATTTGTCCAATCCATATCTATATATAATCTATTTTGATGTTGATTAAATCTTATTGGTTTTTCTCCAACAAGAATATGGTCTAAGAAATCTAAATGTTGTCTAGTCATTTGATAATGTATAATAGACTCACTACTAAAATCATACAAATCATTTAGTCTAAGTTGATATCGTATATCAAACATATTTGTAGTATTTTTATCGGTAAAATCAAATATTTTTACTATAGATAATACTGAATCTGGAACTGGAATAAAACCTTTACCCTCTGTCCATGCAGCTGTAATTGAATTATCTACTTTATCAGTTGCAGTTTCAGATGCGTTTGTCGCTGCTCTATCTATTTCTGCTTGTGTAATTGCGTGTTTTAAATATACTCTCTCGACACCATCATAATGATATTGTGCAAAATACTGAAGTGCTTCATCAATTCTATCATCAACTTGATCTTCATCAACATTTATTTCAATGACTGGTTTACCTAAACTCCGTAGACAATATTCTTTGAATGTAGTTTTACTATTTGGAACTGCCATTTTTTATATCCTTTTATATATATTTATACTAACCAAGTGCGACACCAACAGCAATTGCAAATCCTTGTGTTGCACCAGCAGATGTCTGTATAGTTCCATCTCCAAACTCAATACCATTTGTTCCCACAACAACTTTACCAGAACCATTTGGTAAAAGGTTAATATCTCTATTTGATGTTGTTACTATATTATGAGTAACTAAATCTAAATTACCACCTAATTGTGGAGAACTATCATCAGACAGATTTTGAATACCAGCACCAGAGAGTGAACTTACAGATGCAAATCCTAGTTGTCCAGAACCATCTGTTTTAAGAACTTGTCCAGCGTTACCATCAGCTTGTGGGTGAGAAAGTCCATCAATAATAACTGAACCAGAACCATTTGGTGTTATTGAAATATTTCTATTGGAAGTAGATACAATACTATGTGTAACTACATCTAAGTCAGCTCCAAGTTGAGGAGAAGAATCATCTGATACGTTTTGTATACCAGCACCAGCAAGTGAACTCACAGATGCAAACGCAAGTTGTCCAGAACCATCTGTTTTTAAAACTTGACCAGCATTACCATCTGCTTGTGGGTGTTTTAGTCCATCAATAATTACATCACCAGAACCATTTGGTGTAATTGCAATATTACCATTTGATGCAGAAACAATTGCATTTCCATTTACATCTAGATCGCCTCCAAGTTGTGGAGTTGAATCTGCAGCAACACTTGCAATACCAGCTGCAGACACATCAAGGTCTATTGTTCCATCACTATCTTGATATGTTACAGTAATATTTGTTTCAGTATTACCAGAAAACATTGCACCGACTGTATCTTGTATTACTTCAGATAAGTCGATATTTCCAGTACCATCAAAAGAAACACCGTGAATTGTTCTTGCAGTTTCTAATGCAGTAGCGGTGGCTGCATTACCAGAAGTATCTTGGTTACCAGATGCATTTACCCCTGGCAAGTTTATATTTGCAGTTCCATCAAACGATACTCCACCGATTGTTCTTGCATTTGCAAGTGCAGTCGCTGTATCAGCAACTATTGTTAAATTGTTTATAAAAGATGCATCAACACGACTATCAATTGCAGAGTTTACTCTTGCAGTAGTATGATAGAGATTTGAAGAACCTTCTGATAAATCATCGGTATCAAAACTTGTTAAGTTTCTAGTTCCAGTTGTTGCAGCCCAACCCATGTTTCCATGTGCAGAACATTGATAATGAAGAACTGAAGGTGTTGTATCTGAAACAACAATTTGTGTATATGCACCAGAACTTCCTGGCGTTCCACTTGTTGTTACTCCAGTAGTAAATGCAGTTGTTTTACTTGCATCTAGATAGAAACGAAGTGGGTGTCCAGAATTACTTGAATCACTCTGGTCAAATTTATAAGTGTTTCTAGGAATTAAATGTAAATATGGTGAAAATATACCATTTATTTTATATCCATTACCAGAACCCACACCATTATATGGGTGTGATGAATCTTTACTTGCTACTGTGACATAGAATGTTTTAGTTGCAGATTCAAAATCAGTTGCATAATGATTTGAAACATTAATAATTCCATTACTACTATCACGCATAAACAATTTACGGTCATAAGTATTGACTGCAAATTCACCCTCAACTAAATCAGAAGTTGTCGGTAGTGTAGAATGGGTATGTGACCTTTTTAATTTTAAATTTACGGCCATGAGGCAACTCCTACATGACTAATTAAAATGTTCCACCGTCTACTGCGTTTGTAAATGCGAGTGTATCAGTTGACTGACTGTATAATAAAATTTTATCAGTTGATCCACCACCATCTAATGCAGAGATAGTATTAGCAGAGTTTGCAACTAGTATAGAACCTTTTGCGATTGAAGATAAACCAGTACCACCATTTCCTACTGGTAATGCACCAGTAACTTTTGCAGTCAAGTCAATAGAACCAGCCAACATTGCATTTGTAATACCAGATGCTTTTACTCTTAATGCATCAGAGTTTATTTCTATTGATGAGTCATCTACTGCAACATTTAAAGTATTACCAGTTTTAGTTAACGCAGAACCAGCACTAATTTGACCAGCACCAGAAAATTGTTCAAAGGTAATTGCATCTGTACCTATTGTTGGTGTTCCGTTATGTGTTGTTACATATCCGTTATCAGCGTTTGCAGAACCTTGTTCTACGAAGAAGAAGGCACCACCAGAAATTTCTGCATTTGCGTCAGCATCAGTTGCTCTAGTTAAAACATAAGCTGCACCAGCGTTACCAGCAGTCGTTACACTATAGATACCATTCTGTACATTATCTGTTTGGTCTTTAAGAAGAACTCTCTGTCCAATCGCTGGTGAACCACCGTCCATTGATAATGCACCATTAGAAGCAGCAGTAATTGTTCCAGCACCGTTATTATAAGTTCCAGCAACATTTGCAGTAGAAGCGAAGTCTACTGATTGTTTAATATCAAGTCCATTAACGACTCCGTCAACATAACCTTTTGTAGCTGCATCTGTGGACTGACTTGGTGTTCCAACTGTCGTAAGTTTTGCACCAGAAACATCAACTGTTCCAGTTCCATTTGGGTCTAAAACAATGTTGCC